AACCTGATCAAGTACATCAAGGAGGAATACGATGATAGATTTTGACCCGAGCATTGTGGAGGCACTCTCCGTCATCCTTCCTACCTACTACGAGAACTTTATCACAGAAGGCGTCACACTCCCATGCATCACGTTCGTGGAGAACAACAACAGCTCATACCTCGAGGGTGACACGCTCAGGTACTCGCATCTCAACTACACCATCAAGCTGTGGATGGATAACAAGAACCAGCAGTCATACCTTGCCGAGATTGACTCGGTGATGAAGAGGAACGGCTTTGTGCGGAACTCGACCAACGAGATAGTCGCAGGGCGCGTGATAGAAAAGATAATGGACTACGAGGCTATAGGCTTTGAGACCTGTGACCTCGAGGAAGGAGAATAACTAATATGGCTGGAACTCTTTCAAAGGGCATCAAGCTCAGCTACAAGGCAACAGGCTCGACCTTTACAGACCTGACAAATCTGCAGGAGATTCCTGATCTCGGCGGAAGCGCAGACTCCGTAGAGGTGACCACTCTTGACGATGTCGCGCATATGTACATCAACGGTCTGCTGGACTACGGCGACAGCCTCGACTTCACGTTCCTGTACGAGAAGACACAGTTCACGGCACTGGCTGCGCTGACGGGCTCCATCAACTGGAAGGTCACTCTTCCGGGCACAGGCGGGCTCACAGCGACCTTCGATGCTGAACCTTCAGTCAAGCTGAACGGCGTAGGCGTCAACGATGCCGTAACATACACGCTCTCGCTCAAGCCATCAAGTGCTATAGCGTTTGCTTAATAAGGCTATGGGGGACGCTTCGGTGTCCCCCGATTTGTTGCAAAGGAGGAAAAGATGTACACAGAGCTTACCGCGGGCGACCGCACATACAAACTCAGACTCACTACGCAGGGCACGATAAGGCTCGAGAAGAAGCTCGGCTACAATCCCCTGCAGATATTCATGGGCATAGATCAGGACGTGCTCCCAAAGGTATCGGACATGATCATCGTGCTCCATGAGATGCTCCAGACATACGAGCACGGCATCACAGAAAAGGATACGGCTGACATCTTCGATGCGTTCCTTGAGGACGGTCACTCGATATGGGACATCGTGCCTGTCATCGTGGACACGCTTGAGGGCGCAGGCTTCCTCCCTAAGGGGGACGGCTCAAAAAACTGAACGAGGGGGAGCCGATTCCCCTCTCGGAACAGATCCTGATGCTGCGCGGCGAATGTCTCACTGCCGGAGTCCGCGAGGCTGAGTTCTGGGAGATGACGGTAGGAGAGGCCTGCAGGGAGTACGAAGCGCACCGCGAACGCAGAAAAGAGCAGGCGCGTCTTGCGTACTCGAACGCACTGACCACAGGCCTTTTTGTAGCTTCGATGTTCAGCTCGAAGGAGCCTCCGAAACTGCACGACATCTACCCTGACCTGTTCCCGGTGGACGAAGAAGCCGAAGAGGAGCAGAAGGAAAGCGACTCGGCAGCAAACTTCATCAACTTCGCTAACGCATTCAATAGGAAATTCGACAATGGCGACAGAAAATCTGAAAGTGAAAATAACGGCTGACGCCTCGCAGGCGAAGGCTGAAATAGGAAAATTCAAGGACACGCTCAAGGGCTCCATCGCAGCGGGCGACACAATGACAGAGAGCCTCGGCAAGGTCGCTGCGGCGGCGACAGCTGTCGCGGTAGCGGCCAAGGCGGTAAAGGCTGTCGTACAGAACGCCCTCGATGTAGCGGCGACAGGCGATGCCATCAAGGACAACGCGCAGAAGGTCTTCATGACCACCACAGCCTATCAGGAGTGGGGCTACGTACTGAAGCAGAACGGCATCGAGATGTCGGCTCTGAAGATGGGTATGCGTCAGTTCTCGCAGAAGGTCGCGTCAGGTGATGCTGCGCTCCGTAAGTACGGCATCACGGCAACGGATGTCAGCACGGCATTCGAGCAGGCCATCTACGCGATTCAGAACATGTCATCGGAGACCGAGAAGGTCGCAGCCGCCACAGAGCTGTTCGGCACGAGGGCTCTTGAACTGATGCCTATCCTCAATATGACCAACGCAGAGACGCAGTCCCTGATGGACACATACAGAGCGATAGGCGCAACAATGTCCAATGAGCTCATCGCCGCATCGGACAGATGCAACGACTCCATCACGGAGATGAAGGCTGCGTGGAGCGGTCTTCGGAACATCCTCGCGGCATACGTGATCCCGGTGATCACGAAGGTGGTGCAGTGGGTGACCATTGCCATCGCTTATCTGAGGATATTCCTCAAGGCGATGTTCGGCATCAAGGAGACGTACGGAGGCGAGAGCAAGAAAGGCACGATAGCGGGTGCATCGGCAAGCACCAACAAGAGCACCGGCGGTACAGCCAAAAACCTCAAGAAGGCTGCCAAGCACGCCAAGGAACTGAAACGCACCCTGATGGGCATCGATGAACTGTCGAGGCTCGCAGAGAAGGCGACATCCTCGGCTGGCGCAGGTGGCGGAGGCGGTGGCGGTATCAGCGGAGGCGGTATCGACATCGGCGACCTCGGAGACTTCGGTGCGGTGTTCAGCGAGGACGCGCTCGACAAGATAGAAGCCTTCAGGCAGAAGATAGAAGGCATATCCGACAAACTGCACGGACTCTATCTGATAGGCTCGGGCATCAAGGACATCATCTTCTTCAACTACGGTGACGGCTTCGCGAAGATAAAGGAAGGCATCGAGCTGGTGTTCCCTTCCATCAAGACACTCAAGGACAAGTGGCAGGAGATAAAGGACAAGGTCAAGGATATCAAGGCGAAAGCCACAGTTGAGATATCCGATAAGTTCTCCTCTACATGGAAGAAGATCAAGTCAGGCTGGCAGAGCATCAAGAATAAGACGGCAACAATCAAGCTCGCGTTCGTGGACAAACTGAAGTCAGGCTACAACGCGATAGCGAGCAAAATACAGTCCGTCAGGAAGAAATATCCTGCGACAAGAATCATACTGCCGGACATTCATCCTCTCGCTCGAGGCGGTGTCCTGACATCACCTACTACCGCTCTGATGGGCGAGTACGCAGGCGCAAGGTCTAACCCTGAGATCGCGACACCGCAGAGCCTCATGTACGAGACGATGCAGAAGGCGAACGGCGACCTCGTGAGCGCATTCGCAGTGATGACAAGGCAGGTCATCTCGGCTATCGAGCAGAAAGACCTGTCCGTACAGATAGGCGATGAGCAGATAGCGAGATCCGCGCAGAGAGGTAATACAGCGTATTACAACAGGACCGGCAAGGCTCTGCTCACGATATAAGGAGGGCATATGGCACTCAGCGGCAAAGGCAATTTCAAGATAGGCTCCACGGAATACAGTCCTAAGAGCCTCAAGGTAACATACGACTCGCTTGCTACATCGAAGAGCGGGCGAGCCGATGACGGCACGATGAACATCACGTGGGTCAGACAGAACATCAGGAAGCTCGAGATCACGATGCCACCGATGGAGATGTCTGACCTTGCGGCGCTCCTCAATGCCGTCTCAGGTAAGAAATACAACATGACATTCCACGACCCAAGAACCAATGCAGAGGTCACCGTGCAGATGTACACATCGAACGCACAGGGCGAGTGCTACAGCGGAGTCCTCTACGGCGGTCTCTATGAGGGCGTGCAGTTCTCGGCGATAGAGGTGTAACGAATGGCAAACACACTCACATTTGCGAATCAGACCATAACGGATGCTCACATCTTCGGGGGCATCAGCTTCACGCACGACCTGAACACCGGCGAGGAGTTCAGCATCGGCAACACCGCCTCTGCATCGGTCACGTTCGTGACTGACATCCAGCTCCCGCTCTACACGAAGGATGCCGTGAACGGCACATTCGCGTGGACAAGGGACAGTGTGAGCAGAGGCAGATACTACATTACCGAAGTAACGAAGCAGCAGGGCAAGTACACTGTCACCGCCTATGATGCGATGATTCTTGCAGACACAGGCATATCGGCACTCAACCTCTCTTTTCCTCTCACCGTGTCGGCACTTGCAACCGCGATAGCGACATATCTCGGTTGCACTGTGTCCGGCACAGTCAACAACGGGAGCATCTCGGTCAGCTCGCTCGATGAGAGCCTGACAGTCAGGAGGCTCCTCGGCTACGTTGCAGAGGCGAGCGGGTGCTCCGTGAAGATAGACGGAGCTGACCATCTCTGCTTCATGTACTACGCATCGAGCGGCATCACTGTACCTGCATCGGAGTATCTCGAGAACGGACTCGAGGTAGCGGACTACACATGCGCTGCCATCGACAACGTGACCATCTTCGATGCGGCTGGAGCAGTGCGTGCGACATACGGCTCCGGCACAAACACACTCTTTATCCAGGGCAACCCGCTTCTGTATGAAGCGACAAATGCCGTGGCGCAGGTCATCTACTCGAAGGTAAGCGGCTTCAACTATGCACCGATAAGGTGCGAGATGTTCGAAGAGAACGGGCTTGAGGTCGGAACGACAGCAATATTCGGGACGACACCGTCCCTTGTGATGCACCTCGAGTCTTCCGAGATGGGAGCGGTCGCTTCCTCGGTAGGTTCCGATTCGAGAGCAGAGCTGAACAAGAGCATCGAGGTGAAAGTGAACGAGGCAATGGCGGCAGCAACGGAGGCACAGGAAGCAGTGCAGAGCGTCAATCAGCATTTCTGGTATACGAGCTCAGGCGCAGAAGCGGGAGCGCACATCGCGGAGATCCCGAAAGAGAGTTTTGAACAGAACCCAAGCGGGAGCAATCTGCTTGCGAAGTCCACAGGCATCACACTGAGGGACGGCACAACAGACCTTGCGACATTCTCCGCATCAGGGGCAAGCATCGGCAAGAACTCCGACAGCGCAGTCATCGACTTCTGCGATGGCGTTGCGGTCATCGAAGGCCTTAGGGCAAGCGATGAGCAAGGCTTCACGATGAGCACCTCGACAGATGACGAAAATGTCCTGCCGTGGATTGAGATCAGGGCAGATTCGACCGACAACGGCATAACACAGTACGGCACAGTCACTGTCGCTCCGGGGGAGGTCGGACTCCACTCTCTGACTTATGAGGGCAGCACCGAAGTGGACAAGTCCCTCTATGTCGGCACTACGGGAGTTATGGTGGAAGGCGATGTTGACATCACCGGGCAGTACATGATCAACGGAGTGCCTATCGGCGGAGGCGGGAGCGGAAGCGGAATCCCTTACGGCGCGTGCTCTACGGCAGCCGCGACCGTGCAGAAAGAGGTCTCCATCAGCGGAATCTCTTCGCTCAAGACAGGGCTGACCATAGCGGTAAGGTTCGCGAGTGCGAACAGTGCTTCGAACCCAACCCTCAAACTCAACTCGCTTACCGCCAAAGCGATAAAGAGATATGGAAGCAGTGCTGCAGGAACTGGAGCGTCGTCGTCCTGGCAAGCAGGCGCGGTCATCACTCTCACCTATGACGGCACGTACTGGGTGATGCACGACTGGAACAACACGACCTATTCAACGATAACAGACGCAGAGTATCAGGCGGGAACGAGCACATCTTCAAGGCTTGTCACTCCGGCAAGACTCAAGGCGGCGATTCTGTATCACGCACCGGTCACATCGGTCAACGGAAGCACCGGGGCCGTGACTGTCACAGTCCCTACCAAGACATCCGACCTCACGAATGACAGCGGGTTCCTTAACAGCGTTCCCGAAGCGGACGAGATAACCTTCTCCTCATCGGGGCATTGGAACTTCTTCCAGGGCGTTACGGATGTGTCGCAGGCCCTCGATGTTGTCGGAGACTATATCGATGACAACCTGTCACCGCTTATCGGAACCACGGCAACAGTCACTCCTCAGGATGTAATGACTGCGCTCGGAGCGGGCAGAGATATATGCATAACGGCAACCTATACATATCAGAGTATACCGCTCGCACTTAGATTCACGGCATTCAACCGCGCGACAGATACTGTCAACGGGCAGGTACTTGATTATGCCGTTTCGCAGACAATAGTCATAGTCGGCAGCGATACCGTCCTGTTTACATTGATCGGCGGGACATACCAAGGCACGGCTGTTGCTTGGCAGGTTGATATGCAAGTCCTTGTTAACGATTCGACTCTCGGCTCGGTACTGAACGGATATGTACCGGCCTCAAGAGAGGTCAATAACAAGCCATTAAGCACAAATATCACGTTGACATCTTCTGATGTCGGTGCGATATCGGCTCCATCTTCGGCTTCGGCGGGCGACTTCCTTGTCTACAACGGCTCGGCCTGGGTAGCGCAGTCGCTTTCAACATGGCAAGGAGGTAATTACTGATGAGCGTTGATAAATTAGTCGACAGCGCACAGCTGGACGCAGACCTCACATCCGTAGCGAACGCGATCAGAACGAAGGGCGGCACTTCCGCATCACTTGCGTTCCCGAGCGGATTCGTCACGGCGATAGGGAACATTAGCGCGGGTCTCGATATCCAAAAACTGACCGCAACAGTAAGCGCGGACAAGACAAGCACATTCACGATGCTGACCGACCCGCAGCTGCTCAAGGCGAGGAACAGTTCAAACGGATTCGTGTGTATGCGATATCTCGGTCTGTCTTCAGGTGTGTCGGAGATAATGTTTTGGCTGACAGCGAACTTCACATTCGGTTATGCCGGAGCGGGAACCGCATACAACAGCTTCATCGCAAGGACAACCGCGAGCGGTGCCATCCAGTCGAACTTCAATGTCAACGGCTTGCCGGGAGACAATTACAACGGACACATAAACATCACATCAAGCGGCGGGCTTCTGCTGATGCCTAACGCGACATATCCCGTCAAGGCGGGCAATTACGAGATCCTTGCGGGGATATGGGATTAAAGGAGGATACGAATGAAACTCAGTAACAAAGCATATGACACACTTAAATGGATCGCGCTGGTAGCACTGCCGGCGACTCAGGTCTTTTGGCTCACAGTCGGAAAGGTGTGGGGTTTCCCGTATCTGACCGAGATCGGTGCGACTATCGGGGCCCTGGGTCTCTTCATCGCGGCTCTGCTCGGTCTCTCCGGCAAGAGCTACAACGATGGCAACTCGATAGATGAGGACGAATATCTGGAGGACTGATATGAACAGCAACTTCTACAGACAGACAGATCCGCGCTGGGCCAAACTGCCGTATCCTCGCAAGGGGTACACGATGGGGGGCTCCGGTTGCGGTTGCTGTGCAGTCACTCACGCGATCATCGAGATCGAGAAGAATAAGGACCTGACTCCTGCAGATGTCCGCAAGTATATGGTCCAGTACGCAACGTGCGGAGACGGCACCAAGAGGGTAGGCATCACGGCAGGGCTCAAGCATTACGGACTTGAGGAAGTCTACAGATGCCAGTCACAGCCAATGTCGGAGCTCTTCAAAAGGCTCGATGCGGGTGCGACTGTCGGCGTGCTCCTGTTCGGTGCGAGACTCGGCCCTGACGGAACGAAGTGGACTGGCGGCGGTCACTATATCGGCTATTGCGGATACAAGAAGGTCAACGGCAAGCATTGGCTCTACCTCAAGGACTCTTCCGGGCGCAAGTCATATCACATCGACATCAACGGCAAGAGAGTCAAGTCGAGGCACAACGGCTGGTGGTGCTACGAGGACAGTATGCGCGGAGATGTAGTCGATGCGTGGTGCGCTCGTGTTCCGAAGTCAGAGCCGAAGCCTCTCGTAGAGGACGGAGTGCTGGGCCCTCTGACAGCGAAAGGCCTGCAGAAGTTCCTCGGTGTTGCCCAGAGCGGAACGATGGACAAGACGACAGTCAAGGCTCTGCAGCATTATCTCAATGAGCAGGGGGTGCTGATATGACGGACGGAATGATAGTAGGCATAATCGGATTGATAGGCGGAATGATTGCGATCATCTCGCCTATAATCAGGCTCAATGCGAACATCACCAAGCTGACCACGATTGTGGAGAAGCTGGAGGAGCTCGTAAAAGAGAAAACGGATAAGCTCGATGAACGTGTGACCAAGCACGGTGAAGAGATAGACCAGATCAAGATAACACAAGCCGAGCACGAGACAAGAATAAGGCAGCTCGAGAATTAGGAGGAAATTATGGTCAGACAACTTAAAGGAATCGCTCTGGGAGACGAAGTATCGTTCGTTGAACTCGCTTGTGCATCAACTGATGACAAGCCGACGACAGGTATCGCGACAGGCTCTGTTTGCCTCGAAGTCGACACCGGCAAGCTCTACGCATTCAACGAGAAGAATTCTACATGGGTAGAACAGTAGGAGGTGCGGTATGGATCTATTCGATGTCGCAATAGCAAAGAAGATGAGCGGTGGAGGCGGCGGAAATCCGAACCGAGCGGAAACAATTACAGGTACGGCAAATAATCTTGGCCTGAGCCTCAACAAAGAAAGGGCCCTAACAGACGCAATCGGACAAGGGGAAGCATCAGCAACGATCACATTAGTGTCTGAACAATTAGGCATATATATGGACTCCCCTCTAACGACATTAGGAGGCAATTTATATGGCTCGGTGGCTAATTTTACAGATAATAGTTTAGCGACGGCTTATTCGGCTTCGTGGAATTACGATGACGGTCTTGTAAAAAAGTTAGTGGTATATGCAAACGGCACTGTTACCGATGGCACTGCGTATGCTTCAATGATAACTTCCACGCTCAACATCACATGGCATCCGCTTCCATAGGAGAACATTATGATCAACTACACAACACCAACCATCTCCCTGGTCGTAGAGGGCGTGAATATCTCTGACAGTGATGTATACGTTTCTATTGAGCAGGGCAAGACGGAATTGACCAAGTCAGGCGCAGATCTGACCATCACGACAGAGACTGTACAGCAGGTCACGAACACACTGATATCGTTCACCCTCACACAGCAGGAGTCGGCTCTGTTCGATTATGACAGGAACGCAGACATACAGGTCAACTGGATAAAGAACGGAGTCAGAGGCGCAACGAGGATCGAGACAGTCCACGTTTTGCGGAATCTTCTGAACGAGGTCATCGAATGATTAAGTTCAAGGTCGAAGACGAACAGAATATAATAATGTACACCTCCGAAGCGGATGTGTCCCTGAGCACGAGCGAGGCGCACCCTGTACGCCTCAGAGCAGAGGACAACAACATGAGACTGCGAGCTGACGGCGGTCAGCCTGTCCGCTTCGAGGTGTCCGACCTCGTGGATCTCGGAGGCATCGTACCGACAGGGTCTATCAGCATCACGGGCAACGGCACATACGATGTGACGACCTATGCAGAGGCTTCCGTAGATGTCCAGCCGGACGCACCGACAGAGGTGCTCGGTATCACGCAGAACGGCGACTATGACACATACCCGAACTACGCAGGTGTCAGTGTCGCTGTGTCGACCATTCTGAAAAGGGGAGTTATCAGGCCTGACGCGGAACTGATCGAGACCTATACGCACGACAGCCTTGTAGTCGAGGATGATGAGCTGACGCTACCTGCATACAGCACAACGGCGAAGACAATCGAGGCGGCTGCGAACCTCTCGCCAACCATCGCGCTCGATTATGATAACTACTATTATTATGTGGTCGAGCGGTTTCTGACTACGCCTGTCTATAACACGGACACTCCGGTGAAGAGCAGGAACGAGTTCGGTACAGGTGTGGCTCTGTACGAGATAGTCGACACCCCGCCTAATTCGTTTGTTGCGGCGAACGGCAAGGCATACGCGTCAAGGTCGGCTGCAGCTGCTCTCGGCTCGGTGTACAGGCTCCTGTATTGGTCATCCGCAACCGCTGTGGCTGTTTATACATCCTCGTCTTACGGATGCGCTCAGGTGGCGGCGGCTCCGGCTATCTCGTCCGGCAAACTCACCATCAAGGCTCCATCGATACAGATGCGCGGAAGCACTTCATATCTGACTTCCACAGTATGGCCTACGATAACGGACATCCGAAGACAATTCGTCATCGAGGTGTATCGTGTCCCTAAAAATCACCTGAACGTCGAAGGGTGGGGACTCGACCAGGAGACTATGGCCATCATCGACTGCGTGAACAACAACCACGGCAAATTGGTTTAGGCCGTTCAAGGACGGCAGAGCCTCCTTTCATATTGATATACGCATCAAGTCCCGGGGGTTTCCTCGGGACTTTTTGCGTGCTATAATTGATCATACTGAAATCGAGTCATAGATTTTGGTTTCGCATTGAGGGAGTCTGCTTCGGCAGGCTCTTTCTTTTTGGCACACTTTTGGCACACATTTGTCGCCAAATGACGTCAAATGGCGTCATTAGACAAATGCAGAGGGCAAAAGAAAAACACCGCAATCCGTTGGAATTGCAGTGTTTTCAGGTGGTGTCCCGGAGAGGATTCGAACCTCCGACACCCGCTTTAGGAGAGCGGGATTGAATCCTTATATTTCAACGGTTTCAGAGATTTTGGCACACTTTTTGGCACATCTTCTGTGCCGCATTGTCGATTATTTCGAAGTCTACGTGCGTGTAAATGTTGGCGGTCATCTTGATGTCTGCGTGTCCCATCAGGTACTGCGCAGTCCTTATGTCGACTCCCTGCTTCTGCAGATTCGTGCAGAACGTGTGCCTCAGGCAGTAGGCTGACAGATCCGGTGCAAGAGGGAGCGGTGGCTTCAGCTCGTTGCGGTATACCCTTGCGCCCATCTCAATGTTCATCAGTCTCTCAAGGTGCGCCCAGCCTCTGCGCATCGACTCCTTGTTCAGTTTCGTGCCCGCCTGACTCTTGCACAGGAGCTCGAACGGCTCCCGCTTCTTCGGTATGAATGCCATCAGTTCCGGCACGATAGGGACGTATCTGTCCGCTGCCTTGGTCTTCGTGCCTCTTATGTGCAGATACCAGGTGTCGCCCCTCTGCATCACATCTCTGCCCTCGACCGCTGCCGCTTCGCTCGGTCTACAGCCAGCATAGTACATCAGAGCGTAGAAAAGACCTAAATGGTGCTGCGGTATGACCTTGAGGAAAACTCTCGTCTCAGAGGGCGTGAGCGCCCTTCTCGGGCTATGGTATCCTTTAGGTTTCTGTATGTGTTCGGCTGGGTCATACGGTATCAGCCTGTTGACCCTCGCCATCTTGAAGATGAACTGCAGTTGCTGATAGGTGGTGTTGATGGTCGACTGCGACTTGTCAGCCTGCAGGTTCACTATCTTCTGACAGTTCATCGGAGTGACATCGACAAGGCGCATGTCACCTATGTGCTTCAGGATGCCTGCTTCCATCTTCTCGAGGTACTTCTGCCTCGTGATGTCCGACTGCTTGACCTTGTATGTCTCCACGCACTCGAGAGCCCAGGAGCGCACCGTCCTGTTGCCGGTGAACACCACATCGTTTGCCTCAAGCTGTTCAAGCAGCTTGTCGGCGTTTCTCTGAGCCTTTGCCTCGGTGTCAGCCCTCTTGCCCCAGTGTCGGACTCCTCTATATATGAATGACTTCCTGTACTGCTTCTTCTTCATGTCAATCTATGCTGTCGATGTTCAGCGAGTAGCCAAAGATTTCCCCGATATTCACGATCTTGCCCTTGACGGTTACCTTGTCGCCTTTGGAAAGGCCTTTGACAGTCTCCAGCTGTTCGTCGTTTGTGATATAGCATTGAACATCATCGAGTGTGTATTTTTCGTTTAACGGGGAGAGGCCGATATACTTGCCGTCCGAGTCTATAACTTCAAGAATTCCGGTAACCTCGACATATGCTCCGCCATACTTCTCTTCTGCGTTCAGTGCATTATCGTTCAGCTCTTCGAACAGCTGGTCTACTGTGATCTCGGTGTATTCCCGCCCCTCAGGAGGCTCGTAGTCGGCCTCGAGGAATGACCTGATCAAGAAAAAGGCCACCGCAGCAATCAGTATGATAATCCACATCCGCAAGGATGTGGATTTCTTGCCATCCTTATTTTTTGCCATCTTAAGCATCCTCCTGCTCATAATTATCGAAGAAATCGCCCGGCTTGAAGTCGAGTACTTCAGCGATCCGAAGTATAAGGCTGAAATTAGGCTCCCTCAATCCGAGTTCATAGCGACCATAGGCGACTTGGCTGATGCCGAGTTCCTTTGCGACATCTTCCTGTGTGAGTCCCAAAAAAGTCCTACGTTCCCTGATATAATTTCCATAGTCAATCGAACATTTGTTCATATTAGTAAACCCCCTTTTGTGTAATTATGATACCACAAAAAACACCAATTTGGTGTGAATATTCTGAAAAAGGTGTTGACATATAGACCAAAACGGTTTACTATTTGCACAAGGAGTGTAGACCAAAACGGTTTACCACTATATGTAGAGAGGAGGAGCTATGGCAGACACAAATTATAAGCTGAGGGCATGGATGGGAGCGAACCGCATTTCTGGTGTGCGTATGGCTGAATCCATCGGAATGCCATACGGAACATTCAAGTGGAAACTGTCCGAGAAATCAGAGTGGACTCTGTCCGAGATCGTTGCGATCCTCAATTTCACTGGATGTAAGTTCGATGAGGTGTTCTAAATTTTTTTATCGTAAACTAAACCATAACGGTCTAATGGTCAACAAGGAGGAAATCAATGAAAGAGAAGAAAAAGTACGAATACACGGTATGGCTCAAGGTCAAGGACTCGGTAACCGCCTTTACCTATGACAACTACGATGATGTCCAGAACCTCATCGGCTATCTGGTAGACGGCGCAAGGTATCTCGAGATCACGATAAGCAAGCAGGAGGTCCAGGAATGAAAGCATGGGAATGGGTAGCCACAGTGATAGGGTTCTTCACGCTGGGCTTCATGATGATCATGATGACAACGGTAATGATATGAACAGGCAGGAGCTCATAAGGGATATCAAGAAAGATATCGGATCGTTCCCTAACATCTCGCAGATAGCCGGATACATGGGCATCTCGAGGGACAAGGTCAGGGAGATGGTCGCAGGGCTGGACTGCTTCACGGCAGGAAAGCAGAAACAGTATTTCGTCAACGATGTCGCAGATAGCATTCTGCGAATGAGAACTATCTAAGGAGGCAACAATGGGAAAACACGATGTAAGAGATATCGCTGCAAGCGAGTACTACAGGAACCGCATCGAGAGTCTTCAGAAGGCACTCGGCAACGCACAGAGCAAGGTCGAACTGCAGGAGGCATACATCACGAACCTTGAGAAGCAGAACCACCGCCTGAGCAAGTATGTCCAGTATCTGAAGGACGAGCTGGAGAAGGCGATCCTGAGGGAGGTCGCTGATGTATAAGTGCAAGGAATGCGATGAGATATTCGAGGAGCCTGAGTTCGAGACCCTCTGCATGGAAGACTACTGCGGAGTGTCCTCTATGTTCCCGGACAGACACTACAAGACGGTTGCGACCTGTCCGAGGTGCGGGGCGTTTGTAGACCTCGAGACCGACTTCTACTACGAGGAGGACGAAGATGACGAATAAAAAGAAAAGCACACCCGGAGGTGCGCAGTTCCCACAAAACAATGGTACCACACCGGGAAGCAAAACTCAATGGTTAGCGGAGATCCTGTTCGACATGATCAGCACGGCAGAGACTCCGATCAAGAGGCCAAAGAACCCAAGCATCGACAGAGCCTTCAGAGGGCTCATCGAAGAGGCTAACAACAACGGCGACTGCATCATCAACGATGGTGCCGGCTACTACAGGCCGAGGAAGGGCGATGGCTTCGATGGGCACTGCTACGAGCTCTACAAGAGGAAGGAACTCAAGAAGGCCAGAGCGATAATCGACAAGTTCAAGGCTATGGACAATGCATATTACGGAGGTACCAATGACAACATTTGAAAAACTGAATGCCATCAATGTCAACGAGAAGACCGAGAAGAAGAACGGCCTCACATATCTGTCATGGGCGTGGGCGTGGGCAGAGCTGAAGAAGGTCTGCCCGGATGCGACCTACACCGTCTATGAGAATGCTGACGGATGGAACTACCACACGGACGGAAAGACCGCCTGGGTGAAGACAGGAGTCACCGCTGACGGCATCGAGCACATCGAGTATCTGCCGATCATGGACTTCAGGAACAAGAGCATACCGCTGGAGAACATCACATCGTTCGATGTCAACAAGGCGATACAGAGGAGCCTCACGAAGGCTGTGGCAAGGCACGGACTCGGCCTGTACATCTATGCCGGAGAGGACCTCCCTGAAGAGGTCTTTGAGGAGCAGACCAAGTACTCCGACACAGACCTCAAGAGGGTCAAACTGAAGCAACTCCTGATGAAGACTGACAGTGATGTTGCACTCTTCCTCACTTGGTGCTCGAGAGAGTTCAAGAGGGAGATCAAGGCGGTCGATGAAATGAACGATAACGAGCTCGACAGAGCGATAGCACAGGTCAAGAGAAAGGAAAAGAAGTAATGGACGTAAGCGGAAACGATGTAAGGCTTTGGATCAACGAGAGAGAAGGCAGAGACGGGGCGAAGTGGAATGACTACAGTGTCAGCATCAGCAAGAAGAAGGACGACGGCAGCGACCAGTTCGACAATGTCTACCTCAAGGTCAGGTTCGCCAAGAGCGTGCAGCTTCCTGCTGGCATTCAGAACGGCGCACTGATGACTTTCGATGGCTTCATGACCATCGACAAGTACACGAACAGAGACGGCAACGAGGTCAAGAGACCGATGGTGATGGTCACCAGAGCGGACTTCGGTGCGAAGCATCCTGCACCGGCACAGGAAGAAGTCGATGGCTTCACTGCTGCCGAGGATGACATCCCGTTCTAATGGCTATATGGATGAGAATAGAGCTCGACCAATACGAACTGCCCACCGCTGTGGCGGGTTCCGTATCAGAGCTCGCGCGGATCTGCGGAGTGACCACCGATACGATCTACTCCGCCATATGCCACGCAAAGAAAAGCGGGCAGAGGTGCAGATATCAGAAGGTCGAGGAGGAAGACTGTGAATAGTAGAGACAAGGGTAAGCGCGGCGAGCTTGAAGCCGCGCACCTTCTTCAGAAACACGGATACGATGCCAGGAGAGGCCAGCAGTTCAGCGGTGCCAACGGCGATGCTGATGTCGTTGGTCTCCCCGGCATACATATCGAAGTCAAGCGAGTGGAGAAACTGAATTTAGAGAATGCCGTAGAGCAATCCGTCAGAGATGCGAGAGAGGGCGAGAAGCCCGCTGTCCTGCACAGGAAGAACAAACGCAAGTGGCTCGTCACGATGCCCTTCGAGGAATGGATAGAGCTCTACAAGGCGTGGGAAAGAGAGGTTAGACAATGATAGGCAGGCAGCTGCTTCCGTGCCCATTCTGTGGCGGTGAAGCATATATGTATAAGCGCGGATCTCGGTTCGGCCCGATATGCTTTGTGAAATGTTCGGTCTGCGAAGCGCAAACAAAAGCGAAAAGTTGTGACGAACCTGTCGACAGTGAAGAGTGGGATGACCCCGCACTGCGCGCAGTAGCGAAGCTGTGGAACCTCAGAGTGAGCAATGAGGTGACAAAATGAGAGAAAGTTTCGTTTTTTACGAATCGTTCTATTTAGCAATTGCTGAATTGTCGGCATCTCAGCAGGCGAAAATATACACCGCGATATGCAGGTACGCACTGTATGGCGAAGAGCCTGAGCTGAAGGGCGCAAGCGCCGCAGTTTTCAGGCTTGTCAAGCCTCAGATAGATGCCAATAACAGGCGCTATGAGAACGGGAAAAAGGGTGCCGAACACGGCGTGAAGGGGGGCAGACCAAAAAACCCCAAAGAAACCCCTAACAAACCCCTAACAAACCCCACCAAAACCCCTAATGTAACTGTACATGTACCTGTTAATGTACCTGTTACTGCTAATGTAACTGACAACGACAATGCGGTCGGTGGTGGTGGTGGTAGTGGTTTCGATGATGAGTTCAATATTTGGAAGATGCTCGGTGCCGATGGCATTGATCAGATATACGATGTCTACCCGGACAGCGGCGGCTTCCTCCTGCAGGAGGTCTACGAGGATATCAAGGCGAAGAAGAAAAAGGTCAAGAGCCCTGTCGCCTATGTCCTCGGATATGCCAAGAATGTCGGATGGGATGACAAGGCAGAGAGAGAGGTGATCTGATGGTAGCCAAAAGCAAGTTCAAGTACGGCCAGCTCGTTGAAGTGCACGTACCCGTCCTCGAGCAGACCAAGACCGATATGCTGCTCAAGTACAACTGCCGGCTGTACAGGGTGAGCGGATACAAGCCGTTCAACTGCTCGTATATGTACACCCTCGCAGGATGCCACGGCAAGGACAGGATGCCGTTCTGGTTCGCCCAGGAGTGGCTGGAGGCGGTCGAGTGAAGGAAGAATGTTGCATTTGCGGTAAGACCGATGTGACCGAGTTTATGGAGTCCTACAACCTCGGCCGGAAGCGGGTATGGGTCTGCTCCGGCTGTCACAGGATGGGCGACAAGGAAGTGTGGATCCGCATCGGACGGAGATCAAGACACACAGAGGAGAAGAAATGAATTCAGGAACGATTATCAGAACACTGAGGGAGCGGTGCGGACTGACACGGCAGCAGCTGGCAACGATGATGGGCGTGACATATAACCACATCTGGAACTGGGAGGTCGGCCGTGTCTGCCCAAGCACCGATAACTTCGTGAAGTTCGTGAACAGCATCGGCTACGAGATAGTGATCAAGCCGAAATACAGGAAGGAGCGTGACTGAGATGCGTGACACGATATATAGAGAAGATGCGATAAAGGCGTTATACAAATACAGTTTTGTGTCGAAGGATGTTATCGAGCGTGAGATAAGAGCCATACCCGCCGCAGACAGACCGAGCATCGACCTTGTCAGATGTGCCGAGTGCAAGTTCTGCAAAAGAAAGCGCGGCACATTCAAGGGCGAGCCGATATTTTTCTATCGCTGTAAAGAGCACGACAGAGATGTGGAGAGCGATGACTATTGCGCTTGGGGAGAAAGAGAGGGCGAGTGATGTGCCTAATGCAATTTCTATACGCAGAAGCGTGGGGTGGTAAAAAGTTTCTTGAATGTAAAGATTGCCCGATAAAAGCGGAATGCTCGGAGTATGAGCCAAAGAAACAGACGGAAAGAGAGGGCGAGTGATGACGGAAATATATAAGACTCCTAAATATTTACACATACAAGAGTGCGACACAGACGGGAATGTTCATATCGTGAAATATTACAGAGAAGACATAATTAACAGTTTTGTTGGTAGAGTCGCAAGGGATTTACAGAAAATACAAGACGAAGCAGATAAGCCACAGACGGAAAGGAACGAAAAATGATATATGCGTTATTCAGAAGCATAATGCTTCAATTTTACAAGCTCAGGCATTTTATTATAGCCCTGACCTGCAAGGATTATCGCACAGGGCATAGATGCAACAAATACAAACAGACATCTGATTGCCGCACGAGGGTCTTCTGCCCTGCGTGGGACTTCTACCGTGCGAGAGACCTCTACCGCATATGCGCTTACTGGCGCTGCCCGAAGATGAAAAAATGCAGGTGGTCAGAAGCTGAGGAAGGAGCGAGTAGATACGAATGAATATCGACAAAACGAAGTTGCCCAACGGCATCTGGTATGAGGACGAAGATGGTAATTACATTCCGCACGATGGTGTCACTGTTGACGCACCGCCAAACGCACATACCGCTCATGTGTGCTTTCCTCTGGAGATAACCGAACGCATATACCTTATTGAGGATGTTTACGGACACAGAGGTTATAAGGGAGAGCCGATGGTTTCATTTAACACCCATATCGGTGGCGGTAGCGTTCCGACCATATTGGGGATGGTGAACAGCGGAGACTACACATTGGCAGAAGCATTGGCACTGTATTCTTCCTGTTGTGAGCGATGTGCGAATGTCCTCGCATACAAATACACCAATGGCGAAGATGGGTATAAGGAGTACAGTGATGAGTGGCATCGATGCAATACGAGTTGCAGATATTGTGAGGCGGAAAGGAGCGAGTGATGCTTTACATATCTGTTGACGAGATAAAATACGGCACAGTAGGCGCAACATTCAATGTGGCGTTCAGCGTACCGATAGACGAACTGCCACAGTTAAGGGAGTTACACGACAAGTATGCGGAATTGAATATGAAATCGTTCAGTTTAACAGCAAGCACAGCCGATACTCCGCAGACGGATTGTGCGTGGAAGTGAGGACATTATGGGATACATCATAACATTTATGCTCGGAGCGTGGCTGGGCATCATCCTGGCTTCGCTCCTCGCAGCGGGGGAAGATGAATGACTAAGTTTCAGTTGAACAGGGACGCAGAAGAACTTTACAGGATAATGGACGAGACCGCCGGCAAGGAGCCGAAGCTCTATGCGCTGGCGGTCATCCTGTGGCATATCTTATGCGAGATCAGGAGAATAAGCAATGACCGCTAAGGAATATCTCAAGCAATATGAAGAGGCTAACCGCAAGGCCGCAAGGCATAAGGCAGAGTATGAGAAGGAACAGGAGCTGATTGACGGCATCAGATCCTCGCTCGGTGGTGACGGTACTCCGCACAGCCCCGGGATCAGCAGGAAGGTCGAGGACATGGCGATCCGGCTAACCGACAAGCTCCTTGAATGGAAGATGGCCGAGCTCGATGCGATAAGGCTCCGCCAGGAAGTGTTTGAGACCATCGCCGGCATTGAAGGTATCGAGGGCGAGCTTCTCTACGAGAGGTACATCAATCTGCACAAGTGGGAAGAGATATGCATCCTGCTGCACTACTCCTGGTACGGAGTGCACAATGCTCACAGGAGAGCTCTCGCCATCGTAGAGTCAACATTGAAAAACACACATACCATATGATTTGATGTAGGTGCAAGAGAAGGACGCAGGAACCTCTTCATCATCTAATGTTTTCTTTTCATTGATAACAATCTCCGGCAGGACGATCAGCAGATGCTGGTCGTTTTGCTTTATGAGGAATTATGGCAAACGAACAGAACCTTGTGTCTTTAGCAACGAGGTCACAACGAGAGCGCACGGAGATCGCGCGCAAGGGACAGGAAGCCTCTGCTAAAGCCAAACGCGAGAACAAGTTAATAAAAGACCGTATCCTCGAGCGGATGGGTGAGAAGGACTGGGACGAGATGATTGACGGACTCATCCAGCGTTCAAAGGACAGCGTCAAGGACTTCGAGGTCCTCAGGGACACGATAGGGCAGAAGCCGACAGAACATATCGAGGCTGACGTCAGCAACGTGATCAGGGTGACTCTCGATGATTGATGTGCATCTGACAAGAGAGATATTCAACGAGACCTATTTGCCGTACCTTGCGGACTATTCGCACAGATACGAGGTCTACTACGGAGGCGCAGGCTCCGGCAAGTCCGTGTTCATAGCGCAGAAGATACTCTTCAAGGCACTCAACTCAAGACGCAAGGTGCTCATCATCAGGAAGACCCTGAACAGTCAGAAGGATTCGTGCTGGCGACTGATACTCGAACAGCTCGAGCAGTGGCAGATACGGAAGTTCTGCAAGGTCAGGCTGACTGACTTCGCCATCGAGCTTCCCGGCGGGTCCGTTCTGCTTTTCAAGGGTCTCGATGATTCCGAGCGCATCAAGTCCATCGTGGGCATCACGGACATCTGGATCGAGGAAGCCACGGAACTCACGGAGGAGGACTTCGACCAGTTGGATCTGCGTTTAAGAGCCAGAGCGTCCGACCTCCAGATGTTCGTGTCCTTCAATCCGATAAGCAAGGTCAACTACGTGTACAGAAAGTGGTTTGCGCGGACCCCGGGCGATGACACGCTCATCGTCAAGACCACGTACAAGGACAACCGCTTCCTCCCGGAAGAGTACATCAGGAGCCTTGAGAAGCGCATCGACACGAATCCGACCTACTACCGCATCTATGCGCTCGGTGAGTTCTGCTCACTCGACAAGCTGGTGTACAACAACTGGAAGGTCGAGGAGTTCGAGCCGCCGAAGGACGGCAAGCTGGTGGTAGGTCTCGACTTCGGCTTCACGAACGATCCGACCGCCATCGTGGCGAGCATCGTCAAGGGAGATGACCTCTTCATCTTCAGGGAGTTCACCGGCACGGGCAAGACCAATCAGCAGATAGCGGACATCATCGTGAGCATGGGCTTTTCGAAGTCCGTCATCATCGCTGACTCGGCGGAGCCTAAGTCGGTCGCAGAGATAAAACGGTGCGGCATCGCGCGCATAAGGGAGTCGCAGAAGGGCAAGGACTCCATCATACACGGCATCCAGCGGCTGCAGGGCTATCACATGCATGTGCACCCGTCCTGCGAGAACATCATAACTGAACTGGAGAATTATGCCTGGATAAAGGACAAGGCGACAGGCGAGTACACGAACAAGCCTATCGACATGTTCAACCACAGCCTTGATGCGCTGCGGTACAGCCTCCAGGCACTCGACCAGCACAAGTTCACCGCTGTAGATAAGTCACTACTCGGACTATAGGAGACACAAATGTATCAGATCGACAAGCATGAAGAACTGACAACAGACCGCCTCGGAAAGATTCTGGCTGACTTCCAGACACGCGAACTGCCGAGGCTGAACAAATACTACAACTACTACGCAGGAAAGCAGGCCATCACTTACAAGCAGGCGACCGACACCGGGAAGCCTTGCAACAAGGTGGTGGTCAATTACTGTTACAACATCGTGCAGAACTATCTCGGCTATATGACAGGCATCGAGATTGGCTACGACAATGACGGCAAATTCAGCGAGATCATCGACGTGCTGAAGTACAACGATGTGAAGGCAGAGGACAGCGAGCTCCTGAGGAACGCGCTCATCTTCGGCAGGGCGTTCGAGATCAACTACATAGACGAGGAAAGCAAGCAGCGATTCAGGACCCTCGACCCGCGCGAGTGCATCCCGGTATATGAGGACACACTCTGCAACGAGCTCCTGTACGTCATCCGCTTCTACATGGAGAGCCCGGTCAACGAGCAGATGGACCGCTACATAGTGGAGGTCTACTCGGCGGGCAAGGTCACGAGATACCGCTCGTCAGTCGGCTTCTCCTCGTTCGAATTCATCAGCGAGGAACCTCACTTCTTCGACCAGTGCCCTGTGACCGTCTTCAGCCTCAACAAGGAAGAGGTCAGCATCTTCGACAAGGTGATGAGCCTGCAGGATGCGTACAACGAACTGCTCTCCGATGAGGTCGATGACTTCGAGGCATTCGCAGACGCATACCTCGTGCTCAAGGGCATCACGGCAGACGAGGACGACCTGAAGGCGATGAAAGAGCATCGTGTCCTGATGATGGACTCCGATGCAGATGCACAGTATCTGACCAAGAGCATAGGCGACACGCAGATACAGAACATGCTGCAGAACGTCAACGATCAGATACACAAGATAAGCGCATCGCCTGACTTCAACGATGACAAGTTCATGGCGCAGTCAGGCATCGCTATGAGGTACAAGCTGGTCGGCTTTGAGAACGCGGCATCAGCCATCGAGAGCAACATGAAGAAAGCACTGCAGAGAAGGCTTGAGCTGATATGCGGCATCATCGGACTGATAGGCGCATCGAACGAGAAGCTGTGGAGAGAGGCGCAGATAACCTTCACAAGGAATCTGCCGAGCGACCTCACACAGACCGTGCAGATAGTCAATCAGCTCCGGGGCATCGTGTCGCAGGAGACACTGCTGACGCTCCTGCCGTTCGTCCAGGATGTCGATGAGGAGATGGCGCGTGTCAAGGCAGAAAAAGAGGAGTCGATGGAGCTGTACAACTTCTCCCCTATAAGCGAGGACAACGATGAGGACGGAAGAGATAAGGAGACTGCAGAGGCAGAATAAAGCCTACTGGCGCAGACGCGAGATGAGGCAGAGGGCGAATCTGTACGACAAGACAGTGACCGACCTCGACAAGGAACTCGGCAAGCAGTACCTCCGTGTCAGCGAGAAGCTGAAGCGCGAATTCCTCAGCACCATCGAGGAGCTGAAGAGCAAGGAAGGAGTGATCCAGCCGAGCGACCTGTACAGATCAGACCGCTACTACAGACTGATGAACCAAGTCAACGAGGAGCTGTCCAACCTCGCCCTGAAGCAGAACAAGGCATTCGAGAACGCGATGCCGAAGGTCTACGAAGAGCAGAGCCTCATCGAGAACAGAGTGCTGGGCGACAAGTTCGGTCTGTACAGCACAGTCGACAAGGAAGCGGCGAAGCGCGTTGTAGATGAACTCTGGTGCTCTGACGGAAAGGGCCTGTCGGACAGGATATGGAAGAACAAGGATTATCTGATGCAGAGCCTTGAGCAGAGCCTGTTCGACTTCGTCTCGATGGGACAGCCTACGGCACAGCTCACGCAGGACCTCATCAGCGCACAGATGGGCAGACCGTTCTCCGAGCTGTCGAACATACTCGACAAGGACTTCCGCGAGGCATACAACAACGCGCGGAGGCTTGTGAGAACGGAGACGGCGCGTGTGCAGAACCGCGCCACGCAGGACAGGTACAAGGAAGCGGGCTTCACGAAGTACCGCATCGTTGCGGAGCCTGACTGCTGCGAAGTATGTGATGACCTGTCAAAGCAGGTCTTCGACATAGATGACCTCGTGATACCGGCACATCCGAACTGCCGGTGCGCGATGGCCGCAATAACAGAATCACTAATATGAGGGGCGCGTGTGACGCGCAACTCCAAGCAGAAAGGAAGGGCTGTACATCATGGCAGAACTTGAAAACAACAACACCGGGGCTGAGCAGAACTCAGAACCAAACACTCCCAAGACTTTAACTGAAGACGAAATCAACGAACTTCTGGAAAGACCGGAAATCAAGAAGAGATTCGAATCGTATGGTGACAGACGTGCCACCGAAGCGACAAAAACGACCGAGAGAAGGCTTCAGAACAAGGAGAGGGAAGCGGCAAAGCTCGCAAGAATGAACGAAGACGAAAGGCTTCGTTATGACCTTGAGCAGCGAATGAAAGAACTGGATGAACGAGAAGCAAAAATCAAGGTCGAAGAAAACAGAGCTGTCGCAAGCAGCATTCTTTCATCGAAAGACTATCAAATCGATTTGGCAGGGGTGGATTTGGTCGTTGCAGAAGATGCGGAGACAATGAACGAGAGAATCAAAATCCTCAAGAAGTGCGTACAGGCTGCAAGAGCGCAGATGCTTGCGGGCAAGTCGCCGCAGAAGGCTCCTGAAGCCAACGAGGCAATTACGAAGGAAAGATTCGCTGAGATGTCTCTCGCAGAACAGAACAAACTGTACCACGACGATCCCGAACTGTATCAGAAACTGACACAGAGATAGGAGAATACAACAATGGCAAACACACCATATGAAAATTTTGTACTTGAGAACAAGTATGAGAGCATTCTGCTCACCAAGGTAGACCTCGCAAACTACCTCACAGCTGACTACTCCCTCTCGGAGAATGCCGGCATGAAGAAGACGATTCACAAATACAAAGCAACAGGCTCTGTTGAGGACCTCGCTCAGGGCGTAGGCAACAGCGGAGTATTCGAAGCTGCTTACACATCGAAGGACTATGTCGTAGGCGTTACCCAGGGCAAGGGCGTTTACTACGATGAAGAGGCCATGAAGGACCCAATGATCGTTGACACCATCATGAAGGGCATGGCTGAGGAGATGGTAAACGACTTCACACGCAAGGCCATCGCAGAGATGGAGAACGCAGACCACACTGTAGAGTGCGACTTCAGCACAACCTCTTCCGGCTATCTGTTCGGCAAGATCGTTGACGCTGCAGCAGAGCTCGGTGAGGAATCTGAAGGCTACACCATCCTCATGAACCCTGTTGACCTCGCATACGCAAGGAAGCAGCTCGAGGACTCCCTCAAGTACTCCGAAGGCTTCGTAAGAACAGGCTATGTCGGAACAGTCTGCGGATTCCCTGTTGTTATCAGCAAGGCAGTTCCACAGGGCTGTGCTTTCCTGGTAAACAGAGAAGCCGTCACCCTCTTCATCAAGAAGGGCACAGAGGTCGAGCAGGACAGAGATCCTGACCTCAGAAAGAACCTCATGTACATCCGCAAGGTCGCAGTCGTAGCACTGACCAACGAGAAGAAGATCGTCATGCTCGCAAAGGCACAGAGCACAGCCTGCGCTATCACGACCTACACCAAGAACGCGAAGACCATCGCCGGAACATGCGGAACTGACTGCACAAGAGTCGACATCTTCATCAACGGCGCACTGGTAGGAAGCGCAACACCGTCAAGCGGAAGCTGGACATTTACCAACGCTTCGAACCTCGCTGCAGGACAGAAGGTAGACGCGACAGCATTCGCTCCTGGCAAGGCTGCGAAGAAGGCTACACAGGTCACAGTCGCATCTTAATGCGGGGAGGTAGCGCATGCTTGAAAGAATTAAACTGCTGTTGAACATCACAGATGAGTCAAAGGATGCGCTGCTTGGAGAACTCATCGACAAGGCTGAGGAGTTCGTTCTGAACTACACCAACAATGAGAACTGCATCGAGTACCTGAAGGGCACTATCATCTCGATGGTCATCTACGACTACAACAGGATAGGCACCGAGGGACTCGCATCCGAGAGTTACAGCGGACTGAACTTCGGCTACCTCGAAGGATATCCGAGCGACATTCTCGGACAGCTCAAGAAGTACAGAAAGGTCAAAGTGATATGACCATCACAAGGGAACTCCAAAGCGCAACGATAAAGACTTACGGCACTGCCGTGGATTCGTATGGACAGCTCACACTGAGCGGTCAGAGGACAGCGGACATCGCGTACAAGGTCTACGCACAGCAGAACGTGTCAGACCCGCGCTATGTCGATGTCGAGGCTGTCGGTCTCACAAAAGACACAAGCATCGTCCCGGGCGAGGTGGTAAGCCTTGCCCAGGGCGACTTCCGCGTCAAGTACGTGATACCGAGCGGCCGCTGGTATGAGCTGATGCTCGTGAAACTATGAAAGTAGTCTTCGAGAACAGCACCGAGCTGATAGCGAAGCTCGACAAGTGCGAGAACATAGACCTCCGCAAGCCTCTTCTGAAGGTCGGCAACGACATCGAGGTCAGGGCGAAGGAGAACTGCAACGGCAAGTTCGCTGATCCGACAGGCACACTGAAGCGGAGCATCCGCGCGGAGCTTGTCGGCACGAACTCTGTCGAGGTAGGCACCAACCTTGAGTATGCGGTCTATGTCGAGCACGGCACCGGCATATATGCCTTCGATGGGCAAGGGCGTCCCTCCACACCGGAGCACCCAATCCCTTGGACCTATCGCGGCTCTGACGGATTCTTTCATACGACCTACGGCGTAAGACCGAGGCCTTTCCTTATCCCTGCATTCAACAGCAAGAAATACAACCTGATCAAGTACATCAAGGAGGAATACGATGATAGATTTTGACCCGAGCATTGTGGAGGCACTCTCCGTCATCCTTCCTACCTACTACGAGAACTTTATCACAGAAGGCGTCACACTCCCATGAAT